CAATATCCCTTAATTTTGACTTTGGACGCTCAGAACCTAACATCATCATACGTTCCGTACCACGAACTGTATCAGGAGCTTTCTCAGCAAATCCATGCATCATCTCAGGAAGACCAAAGATAAAATCTATATAAAACTCAGCTTGTTCAATCAACCGATAGAACTCAGAAGCTAACGGTGTTGGAGCTGGATAATGTGGTTCACCCTGAGAAGTATCAATTTCAATGACTGCATTTGGATTTGCCCAGTCTCTTTCTAACTGGTCAAGTCCATTGATAGCACTTCCCAAAGGAACTAAAAGTTTTAACCCGGCAGAAGCTTGAGCGTGTGACAAAGCTAGAGACCATAATTTATTAAGTAGTCTCTGCATTGGTCGAGTTCTTGATACATCCGATTTTGGATACGGAGTACCTGACCATATATTCGGTAAAGGAACAATAGGATAAACATCAGTATTGAGAACAGTTTCATATAGAACAACCTCACCAACAGTCGCGACAACACCAATGCGAGTCTGAAGAACTTCTTCAAAACTCATTAACCCACGCTCAAACACACCGGGATTTTCTTTTAGAAAGGTAGCGAACTCTTCATCACTAAGAACCATTTCTTCACCACTACGTGAATCGACTACACGATAAAACGGTACTTTGGTCTTAAAGAACCTTTCAAGTATTTGATATTTTTCAGAACTAAAATTATCTAAATCTTTCGCTTCAGCGGGAGTCTTTATAGACATAGTATTCTTATTCTGAGCTTCTGGGAAATCTTCTTCTGAGTATGAAGAAATCTCCTCAATGAGACCTGGTACTAATTCTCCAGTCTCCTCATCTATCTGGGCCCCTAAGAACGGATATAAATTAACAATTTGGTCACCAGTCAGAATAGTCGATAATATAATTGAATCAGCATCCTGAAAAAATCTATCGCGAGACGATGGTGGTACATAAACACGGAACGGATTAACTGAAGTAAACTTAACCTCGCCCTTTCCAAAGTCTGCTTCATGGTCAATATAAACATATAAATATCCGAGCCCCGTAACAGCGTAATCATGAATAGCATCCTTCATATGGACATCGCCGCTTGATACCTGCCATACATAACCCAATATTGTTCTCCAAGCAGAAGCTACCTTAGTATCAGAGTCTTCTCTTGGAATTGCTGTAAATACAGGAGGTTTCGCTGTAATAACGCTTTTTAACTTTTCAATAGCAGGTGATATCCTATCCATTGCAACGTCTGCCTGATTCCGAGATTGAAGTTCCTCAGATTCAGCGTTAGAAAAGTGGTTGCCATGATAGAAATCTATATCACTGCGAGCTTCTATTTCCCAATCAGCTCGAGCATCCCGCCACCGCCTATGCAGTTCTTGGTTCTCTTTTGCTGATGGATGTTGTTCTAATGCCATATTAATGTGACTTACGCTTGGAGGTTAAATTAAATATAAATACATTGCAATCAAAGGAAAAAACGCTAAAATCGTCTAAAAGTTCCATTTTATCGCCTAGCACCTGTCATCCAGTTGTAATATCCCTTTAATTTGCTACCACCTTTCTTACCAGAACGCATCTCAGTTACAGAGATTGCAGTACTGAGTGGAGCCTTTGAATAATAGTCTGCATAGTATAATCCATCCATAAGGTCATCATTCTTAGGAACAGGATGTTCAAACATCTCATCTACCAATTCAGTCATTTCCCTACGAATATATAATTTTTTACTATTTACAATCGGGCCAAGTGAAGTTTCTAATCTATCAGCCTTTTTTATACCTGATGGTGGTTTTACACCCTTAAAGATTCCTGGTATCAATCTTCTGTCGGATGCAGCCATTCTTGTAACCATATCACGTACCATCTCCTGAGCAGCAACTGTTTCTATGGTAACTCGTCTTACAGGAGTATATTTACGAGCCATATCGATAATTTTCTGTGGTAAATCAAATGTTGGTATTCTTTCACGATAATACTCTAGTACATACCGATTCTTGTTAGCATCAACCCCAATTACCATAATAACCTGAAAATCAGAACGTTGTGTTGCTGTAGCCGCTATATCAACCCCAATATAAACATTAATTGGTATTGCTTCATTTCGGAGTATAAGATACGAATAATTATCAATCGACTTAAATGCTCCATCATGATACTGTATTCTATCTGTTTTGAACGCTGCTGATGATAAATCACGAGCATCATTCATATATTCCTGTGCAAACTTGTTTACAAGGCCAGCTTCTATAAATTCACGTTTTTTAGACTCTAACTTAGAAACTGGGAATTGTTCAGGCCAAATAGACTCCCCATCCTGTAATGCTCGATAAAATGTCACATCCCAAGGATATTCACGCTCTTCACGTTTTGCAAGTTTATGACCATCAACAACCATCTGTAGAAAACTGTCATAGTGGACAATCGTACCACATAACCATATCCACCCCTCTTTACCAGGAGATTCCTCTAAAGCAGGGTAGACAGTCGAAACAATCCACTTTTTAATCTCTGCTCGTCTCTCAGGTGTCTTTGTATTCAATTCAGACTCAAAGTCATCAAGAACAATACCAGTATAACGTACATCAATCTCAGTACGACCACGAAGTCTCTGAGATGTACCCTTAGCAATCAATCTATCACCCTTTGATGTAACAATGTCCTTCTCAGTCCACCTATTACCAACTGAATCACCAGCAAGGTTTCCAAAGTAGTATCTTATCGAATCATTATACTCAAGATGGCTTTTAACATATTTAAGATGGTCAATAGCCTGACCCTGTTCTTCAGCTACCCACGCCATGAATTGCCTATGCCCCTTTGGAGAGAAGACAATTTTATGTAGAATAGCAGCCTTTGAAAGAATAGACTTCCCAAATCCTCTTGGAAGAATATTACATATACGGGCTCCAGGGCTGGTATCAATAAGTTTTTTACCCACTTCCTCATGGAATGAAGGAGAAGAGCTTTTGTTAAGGAAATCAGCTGGTAGGAAAGCCCGGCCAAAATAAAGTAAATCGCTATAAGAACGAGCAAGAACCTCATCCTTATCCTTTAAACCTGATATTAAATTTATTTCTTTATTCTCTACCAATTAAGCATACCCTTTTATATCGGAATAAACATCCAAATCTCCAATATCGATTAAATTATCATCGTAGTCATATAATGATGTACATTTAGGACAAATCCACCCGGCAACCGAATTGAACAAGTCCATCAATACAACTTTCTGATTATCAACCAATGCTTTGTCACAAACGATACATCCAGCTAATTCACTGTGTATTCCTACATCACGAAGGGTTAGGCTTGTCGTTGATTGTTTTTTCTGCATGTCCAATTACTTTTATATTATCTGTACTTATACGTTTTAGTTGGTCTTCGCTAAATCCTTGGAATACAGTCAAAGACTCTGTTTTCTTATCATTCGGGAACATTCCTGCTATTTTCATCAAAAGCTCAATAGCCCTTAACTTATCACCATCCTTGCCATCAAGGTTATCAATAACATTCTTAGTCATTTCTAGCAAGTAGTGTTTAGACGCTCCTATATCACTTAAAATTACTTCTATCTCTTCTGTAACCAATTTTTGTATCCTTTCGGTTTTTAACAGTCCACGAGCTGTCTCTTTAGCATATTGATGCCTATTTGTTGGAAATACACGTAAATACGCATCTGTTGGACTCATTCCCTTCGCAACATACTTTGCAAACAGAAATTCATTATTTGTTGGTTTTTCACGCTCTTCACGAAGCTTTTTACAGAACTTCTTATTTGAGAACGAATATATGTTCTTGGGAGGCATTCCGCCCATATCGACATTAGGATTCGTAGTATATGTCCCAAGTATCGTTCTAACATAGCCCATTTCACTACCAGAAGCCGTTTTCATGGTACTACGTCTTAAAATCTTACAAACCTGAAAATCGTCAGTTATAACCCATTCGCCCTCATGGGCTTCTCTCCAATCGGATAGAAGTTTCTTCTCTGGGTAGAAATTACGAAACTCATCCACATTTTCATATAGAACTTCTAGATTTCGGGAAATTTTCTTTGTTCGCACCTATACTACTCCCAACCTGTTGATTAGACGAGCCCAATGCCGCCCCTCCGAGTATAGGTATTTAAGGAAACAGTAATCATAATTACTCCTACTTGTTTCCATCTATCGTCTGCCCCCAGACGAAAGTCTTCCCTTTGTGGATGTCAACAACATCCATTCTAAAGTCTCCTGTGGGAAACCAGTCTATAATACCAAATGCATGGGCCCAGTTATGTAGTCTACCACGTAACCACTTGTTTTGTTCCCGTGACATATCTTTTAAACAACCCAAACTCCAAGAACCAATGGTTCCACCAAGCTTTGTTCCTGTAATACGCTGTATATCGTGTGTATGACCATAAACAAGGTTTGCACCATAAGAATCAAGATGCTTCTTTGCATGGTTGATTGTAGCGAATGCACCATGTATAAACGTTAATTTACCAATTTTAAGCGGATAGTTGTACGGCAAGTACTTATATCCTCTTTCATCCCATTTACAAGCCTTTCTAAATGTATAATCCTTCATATAGGGGTATCTCTCAACAAAAGCGTCCAACCACACATCATGATTCCCAGCACAAATGTATCTTTCCTTACATTTTACCTTATCCAACGCCTTATCGAATAAATCTATCCCATCATTAACCGCAGATATCTCCTCATCGATTATCGGCAGCTGATATTCCAATGGCGGTTGTTTAATTTTCTTATATTTCCAACTACTGACCGATTCCCACTCACCAACATCACCAAGATTGACAAATATGTTAGGTTTTACAAGTTCAATAGCTTTTAAAACAACATTAACAGCTTTCTTGTCGTGCAAAGGGAAATGCTGGTCGGGTATTACAATCGCTCTTCTATGCTTTTTTAGTTTTGACATCTTTTTTCTTCTGGTTTCGTTTGTACAGAACTATGTTGTTATCTTTTCTTGACATCTCTGTTGCCGCCTGGTCTCTTGACATGGCAATTGCTATCTTACCCTCGTCTGATTTAAATTTATCAGCTCCCTTGCCTATAGCTTCGACTACAACAAGGTGTCTAAGGTTACAATCACAACACCAAAGATAAAAATAAGACTCAGCATCGATTACTACTGCTTCATCATCAAATGTTGTTACGTGCATATTACCCCTTTCATAACTATTTCTTTAAAATACTGGCAACCGTCATCAACAACACATGGTTTACCCGCATACTTCTTGTCCATCATCATTATCAACTTACCATCACGGTTCTTAAACATGCAACCCAGACACTTACCATTGTTCCAATTGCAACAATTCTTCCTTGCTATCGGTATTTTACTTGCCATCTTAGTCATAATTTACATAATACGATTCTATGTTACAAGAAGTTTCAACTATTTTGACACTATATATAATATATATAGATATATAAGCTATAAGAGAAATATATACATATATAGCTAAAGCCATAACTGCTATAAGCAATAAAGCCTAGACTAAGCCTAGGCTTCCAGAAATTTATAAAAATAATTATGGAAAACAGAAATACAGGTTTTTACAGGAAAGGAATGGTTCTGGTGGAAAACGTTGAAAATTTATTTATTTTGAGTGTGGGTCTTTTATCCCCCCACCGACCCCCTACCTGATTTTACCATTTGACCGAGAAAAGGTTGAAAACCATATAAATGACCTATAATAAACATTCTGTATAATTTTGAAGGGTCATTTTTTTATGTAAAAGAAAGTTAAACTATATAGTGGACACTTATTTTTTATTACTTTCATTAATGTTTTGTTTAATACACCCAATATGACTAACTTCAACCATGACGAAGACCTCATTAACCAACAATAAGGAATCAAATCTCATGAGTAATAAAACCATGACTAAAACTCCTAAAGAAGTTACTAAAGAGACTGAAGTTACATCAATAGATGTAACCAAGACTAAAGAGACTAAACTTTCTTTAAAGTCTGTAAATTCTCTACTTGGTAACTTGGACGGATTTACATCCGAAGAACGTAAAAACATCCAAGATGTTATGAAAACTTTACAGGACAAAGGTAAAGTTACATCAGGACAAGGTGGTGGAAGTACAACTGATACACCTGAAATGATTGATTTTCGTAAGAACTTCGATATTTCATGTTCTGAAGTGTCCGATGGGTATGATATAACTAAAACAGGTCTCAAGAAGTACTATAAACTTGATACCGAAGGACGTAAGTCCTATATGATGTTATATTTTAGACGTTCAAAGGATAAAGTTACACCTAAGAAATAAAAGGTGTCCGTTCAATAAGTGGGGATAGATTAAGTTCTGTCCTCACTTTTTTTTAACCAAAATCAGAGTAACTTAACATAGTAATAATGAAACAAGACTTATATACTGAATTAACTACCATCAATGATAAAACATTACAAATTGATGTTTACACAGATAATAATATCGATACTGAACATTTAACTTTTACAAGTAAACTATCCTTAACGAAATATTTAGACCGACTACGTAAAAACTTATATAAAACAGATATTCCAATATGTATAAAAGATACAATAAGAAATATAACTGTTAAATTCAATTTAGATACACATCCAACCCAAGAGTCGCATTCAAT